GAGCGGTGCCGCTATCAGTAGTGATTATGTCTTCCGTGTTATTCATCAGCCTTGAGGTTAAACAGTGCCGTTAATAATTGTACGCATTCCTCCTGCTTGGTCGCAATCAGGGAATCATCGTCAATAAGGGTCATGATGGCCAGGCAATCATTCACCGGGTAATTGTAATTGACGTCAAAGCGGTAGCCCTGCTCTCTCTCCATCAAGCGGATGTTTGTGGAATTGTTGTTGGGATAGTTCAGCGTCCATTTCAATTCCCCTGTGGCAGACAGCGGTTGCGGACTGAGATTTTCGGGACTCACCTTCTGGAATAATTGCTCAAGGTCATCATCGCTGTCAAAGTTGAAATTGATGCCGAATGCGGTCACCGGAGTCTGACCCAACAAGCGCAATATCGCCCTCAACGCCAGCACCGCATCAATCCTCGCCGACTCGTCACTCGACAGTAGCACAAAATGGAGTCGGCTATCAGACACCGTCATCTCAAAGCTCTTGCCCTTGAACTGAAGGGGACCCAACGGCATGGATATGCCAATCAGCACTTCCTCACCATTGAATACATTCTTCTTTACCCATTCTGGATTGAAAACATGGATGTTCCACTTGCCCACAACGACCAGGGTCGCTACGTTATTGATGATATTGGTCAACATGTTGATAATTCGGTTAATAATACAATGCAGGGCGGGCGAGAGGTGATTTTTTCTTGAACTACAAAAATAAGCACCAACAAACAAACTAACAAACAAATACTGTTAAAATTGATACTTTAATGAACTACATTCCTCACTCGGGGATATAATTACACAATTCGCCTCATTTAACAACACGGCGGCCACGCCTTCTCGACGCGACCGCCCTGCATCTAATAACCATTTCTAATATCAATTAGCTTACATGATAATCTTTAAAAACCGTCTCTAGGGATCCTTACCACGCGAGCGGCGTTGCTCAATCGCCGTCCACACGCTCAGCACCACCACAATCACGACACACAGCGCCAGCGCGCCCAGCAGCACAGCGCTCCACGTCTGCAGGTCAAACACGATCGTCAACAATTGGGCCACAAGAGCCAACACAATCAGCCAGAACACTGGCCACAACGTTTTCTTTACCATAGCTCGATCCTCCTATTAATTAATATTGAACTTGTTCTGTGGGCCGTGGCTCTGCCACGGTCAATACAGTGAAACTCTCTCGCCCTTTTCGTTCCGCACGGCAGCCTGCAGCTGCTTCCGCTGCCGCTCGATGAAGTCCTGGAACTCATAGCGGATCCTCGACCGCACGTCATGGTACATGATTCCCCATATCTGGCGATTGTAGATCTGCCAGTTACCCTTCCGCTTCATGTCCAGGAAGCGGATGTACAGCGGCACGTTAGTCTGCGCCACCACGCCACCCCCGCTGGGCGTGACCGTGTACGACGGGTTGCTCAGCGCCCTCAGCAGGTTACCCGACCGTTGGCCAAGGCCGCCACCCTTGCGCTGGTGGATCTCCCTGGAGGCACCGCGCTGGTAAGTGCCGCTCTGCGCGATCATCCGCTGAGCCTCAAAGATGTCCTTGATGCCACGCTCAATCTCCTGCTTGAAAAACTGGATCTTCAGCCCTTCAGTCTCCATCTCACTCGCTCCTCAACGTGAAACCCAGGCTCCAGCCCGCAAAATCGTTATAGAAACCCGTCTCAGGAATCGTCGACAGCGTCCCCACGTCAAGACCAGCCAGCGTCGGGCACGCCTGCACCATGTCCTCGAGCAGCAACTGCTTCAACGCCTCCATCACCGGCTGAACACGCTCCAGAGCCTCAACAGCACTACGGCGCTGCCGGTCATACTTCGTCATCACAAAGATGACACACATGTTGTCCTCCTGGTAGTCGTCAACGCCAGCCCCCTTGCGCGTCTGCGCGTTAGGCACAATCCAGAATAGCGTCGCCGTGTCCATCGCAATCTCCTGCAACCGGTGACCCATCTCGTCATCCACCGTCACACCCATGCACGACGTGATCACCGGGATGCGGTTGGCAACTCCCTCCCAATATTCTCTATAATCCTTCAGGTCAATCATCTTTTTTGTGCTTTAATTATAATAGTTTGTATTCATTGTATGCGTCATAGCTCGGGCAAGCCTTCGCCGCAAAGTTGCGGTGGCCGTAGATCTTAGCACCCGGGTACCGCTTCTTCAGCTGTTTCAGCAGCTGCAGCAGCGACTTCTTCTGCGCCTCCGTCCTCGTGTCCTTCGACGCCTTCATGTCCTTCGTCATCCCGCCCACGTAACACACCCCGATGCTGTTGCGGTTGTGACCCGTGCAGTGGGCGCCAATGGCGCTCTCAGGGCGGCCAGCATGTATCGAGCCGTCCAGGTACACCACATAGTGGTAACCGATATCCTTAAATCCGCGCTCCTTGTGCCACGCGCGGATATCACCCACCGTGTGGGGACGACCCTCAGGGGTCGCTGTGCAATGCACAATGATTTCAGTGATCGTTCTCATTTCCGTCCTCAGTTCAGGGCAGGTGCCCCTTTAAACTTTAAACATTAAACTTTAACCACGCACGTCAGTGCGTTATTTCCTCTTCTCGTGTAATAAGTCAAACTTTGCCCTGTACAAGTACAGCAGCACGTCCCACAACGGCGTCGAGTGTACCTCCTTCAACGGGCCAAACACACCGCTGCTCGCCACCTCCATCGCGATGCCATGCCAACCCGTGTGGTCGTTAGCCTTGCTCGGCACACCAGGCACAGGCTTGAAGATGATCGAGAAATTGATGTCCTCCCCGCTGATGCTGATCGGGCCTGTACGTATCATGTTAAACACGCTCGTGAACAACGTCAACGAGTGTACAGCAACCAGCATCGGCACCTCGGCTTCTTCACTAGGCGCGCTGTACATCAACCGTGACAGCTCGCCCAGCACCTGCAGTTGCCCTTCATCGCTCTCGTCAAGCTGACCCAGCAGGTTGATCGCCTCGATAAAGTCGCCAAAGGTCATGCCGTTCAGCATGTCACCCACCTTCGACTTCCAGCCAGCAAACTCCGGCAACAGGTTACGGCCCGTCGCAGTGATCGCACCCTTCTCGTCAAAGAAGCCATCCAGCACACCCAGCTGCGCAATCAGCCGGTCGGCTATCTCGGCCCTGTAATCGGTGATCTCCACCGGCAACTCCAGCAACAGCGACAGCAGCTTCGCCCTGAAACCCGTCTCGTCGATCACGCCACGCCTCAGCATCACCGCCAGGAACAGGTAGCCCTGGTATTGCTCGGGGCTCAACTCGTCCAGCATGCCGGGAATCTCGTGTTCCTTGCCGTTATGTACTACAGTCACCATCTCAGTTATTGTCTCGTGGGCCGTGGCATTGCCACGGTCAATACGTTATCCCTTTAGATTGCACCGTCGGGCCGCTCAAGTAATAGTCAGCATCGCCGTCACTGCTGTCAAGGGCGCTGATCGCGTCCTGCAGCAGTTGCAGGTATCGCTCGGCATCTGCTCCCAACGCGGCTGCGACAGCCTCCCGAGCGCTCTTCTCGGCCTTCAGCTTCTGCTTCACCGTCGCCTGCTGCTGCACCTGAACGATACCCTCAGGCAGCACCTCCACCGGCAACCGCTCCACAGCCTTCTTCATCGTCAGCAACGCCAGCGGGCGGCGAGCCAGGTCAAGCAGCCTGAGGCGAACATCATCCTCCAGCCCGTCACCACCCAGCAGCTGTGCCATGTGGGCCGTTGTCACGATGGGAGCGATGTCACCAGCCTGCACCTCCGCGATCATCGGCAGCAGCGTCAGGAACAGGCGGTGGCTACCGATGACATAGTACTCGTCAAATACCTCCTTGCTCGGGATCAGCAAGCCTCCACGATGGCGGCATTTCTCGCTATCGGTCCACCACGACCATGCCGCCCCGTCCAGAATCTCAATCAGCGCGTCTGTCGCCTCATAGGCCATCGCACGGATGCTCTCGCGGTCCTCATATTGCTCTACCGCCGACATGCCGTGCTGGTTCTCGCCCAGCACCTTGCCACGACCGGCGTTGCCGTGCTGAGCGTCAAGCGGAGCCAGGATCTTCAGCCACGTGAACATCGCGATGGCCTGTTGCGCCCGCGCGATGGCGGCTTCCTCCTCAGCAGCGGGCACACCATCGCCATGGTAGATCTCATCCAGCTCGGTGATGACATCACGGCCCACAATCGCCGCCAGGTTGCGCGTGCCCAGCGGTATGGCCGGAGCCCACTTGTCAAACGTGATATCGTTGCTGATCACGCCGATTGCGCGTACCAGCTCTTCACGGCCATGGCCGTCCTTGTCAAACAGTTGCAGTCTAAGCATTTTCTTTCAGTCGGTTTTCGGGACTTATCTCTTTCTCGGCCTCCACCGACGTCCGGTAAAGACCTATCTTCACGTTCTTGTGTGGCCAGTTAGCCGCGATGTACTGCTGCAAGGGCTTGCACAGGATCATGTCAGGGATCGCCGTCTCGCTCGCGTTGTACACCTTCAGCGAGTACAGCTTCTCGCTGCCGCTCGACAACTTGTTCTGGATAATCAGGTTCGACAGCACCGGGTCTAGACCAAAGCCGCTAGTCGCTGCAGCGTCAGCCTTGTTGCTGATGGCGATCTGGGCATCGACAAAGTCCTTGATCTTCTTGTCAATCGGCGTCACCTTCCATCCCTCAAAATCGTCAGCCTCGGGACTCCAGTACTTCGACGTGTGGAAATACTTGCCGGCGTTCTCGCGGCCCGTCAGGCTCGTCGCAAACTTCTCCATCGCCGCGTCCTTGTATTCCTCCATCATCGCCTCGCTGTAAGCCTCACCACGCTGGTGGCAGATCTCCTTGATGCGGTCACGCGCCTTGTCCCAGTAGCTCTGAGGACTCTCGATGTGGTAGCTGATCGCGCTCGCGTTCTCGTTATACGCGATCAGCAGCCCCGCGATCCCCCCGGCCATCTCCAGCCACTCAAACGCGCCCAGGTACCTCGGCGTGCTCATGAAGTCCTTGCAGAAGGAGTAGATGTTGTAGTACCTCACCGCCACAGCGTGCTTGAAAGGATTTGACGGGTCAAACACCGGGTAGCGGTACATGTACTTCGCGTCCGGCGTCGGGAAGTCACCCACGACCACCTCCTGGGGCTCGTCCTTGCCCTCCGGCGGGTACACAAGGCGCGCCTTCTGGTAGGGGATGTGCTCTAGACGCGCGATGCGCCCAGGTTCGCCCACGCGAGGACCACGGTTCCTGATGAACTTCACAAAGAAGCCCTGCATGTGGGTCAGGTCAACCAGGCACTTGTGCAGGAACGTCGTGTAGTCCCAAGCCTCCATCGCACGCATCACCTCATCATCCAGCACCCAGCGGCGATAGAACATGTTGCGGCCCTCATCGATGCTGTCGATATATAGCCGGGGACCGTCACCCCACTGCAACCCCGCAATCTTGCCCAGGATGCCCTCACCCGCATAGAACTTGTCCAGCAGCCGCATCACGTCACCCGGCAGGTCATTGTTGTCGCCCATCGGCACGATGTCAACACCGTTCACGTTCAGCTTGCGCGTGAAATAAGTACCGCGACCCGTCAGCATGATACTTGACGGCGACCAACCCTTGCCGATGCCGCCGATGGTGAAGGTCATCAACCCCTTCTCGCTCTGGGTGTCGATAATCCCCCAGTTACCCGTTCTCCTTATCTTCATCTCTAGTCGTCAGTTTCATTAAACTTTAAACATTAACCTTTATCCACGCACCTTGGTGCGTTAAAAGGCGACCCTCCGCCCGTTAAACTCCACAATCAGGCACATCCAGCACACCAGCGCACGGCCCGTCGACGTGTCAGTAATAAAGACCTTGTGCGAGCTGTTCTCGATACGCTCGTCACTCGCCTTCTTGCGCAGCCGAGCCAGCTTCAGCGACACCACGTCACCGCCCTTGTGGCGCTGACGGTCCCACTTCCGGAACTTCAACGCAAACGTGCCGCCACCCGCGCTGATCTCACGCATGCGCTCAACAGCCTCATAGATGTTTACCGTCGCCTGCTCCATCGCTCAGTCAATTCCCGCAGGTGGAGCACACCACCAACCGCCAGCACCAGCAGCACCACAATGCAGCCCACTTCCAGCCAGCCGGGGCGCCAACCCGCCTGCGTCTCAACATGTTTATCCTCAACAACCTCGTGACTCAAACTGTCCTGTATGGCGCGCTGGTAACGCGCCTCCTCATGAGACGATGTCTGTAGAGACGCAAAATTTTGCGTCTCAGCTCTCGATGACCGGCGAGACACCAGCCGCTTGCCGCTCACGCCAGCCACGCGGCCAGCACTGTCCCATGTGAAATGCCAGTCAATGCTGTCAACATCCAGCGACAAACCACTGGCCAACCACGACAACGACACGCTGTCGCGACGAGACATCGTGTCAACACTCACCACCATGCTGTCCTGTATCGCGCGTTCACGGCGCGCCTCCTCGTGCCTCACCGCGTCTCGGTGAGAGCGGCAGCCAGCCAGCGCCACCACGGCAAGCACGACCAGTATGATATCACAATATCTCTTCATCGTCCTTCAGGTTGATCGGTTTACGCTTCTCGCAATCCTTCACGCCACACAACAGCGGCTTCATCCACGACAACTGCCGGCGGATCACCGTCAGCTCACGCTCCACGCCGGCCAGCTTTGCCGAACGCTCCTTGTTATCAGCCTCCATCCGCTCGATAGTGCCCTGGAGCCGGTTGCGCTCAGTGTTCAGGTCCTCGATCACTCCGCGGTACACCTCCTGGGCACTCTTCATCGCGTCGGCCTCCTGTTGGCGCTTCAGCGACTTGATAGTGAACACCCAGCCCAGGCCACCACCGCTCAGCAGCGTCACAACGTTGCTGATGATCATTACCCAGATGTTGCTTTCCTCTATCATAGCTGCAAAGTTCCAACATTATTAACCCCTTTAAAAGGACAAGGCCCAAGATCATCACGACCAGGGTCTTGCCGACAGAATGAAAAAAATATTACACTTCTTATTCCATTAAAACTACTATTATTATGAAATTATCAGGTTCACTCTGGCTCATCAAGATCCTCCAGCGGCTCAGCACCATGGATCAGCGCGTCCAGGTCATGCTCCAGCATCGTCAGCACTCTAACCAACGCCATGTTTTCACTAGGCTCATACTCATCGTCCATGATGAGACGAGTCTTTACCGCACTCAGGGCACGGGTGTACATTGCGCTCACGCCGTTCTCCCCTTTCACCTGCAATTCGCTCAACACTTGGGTGGCTCGCTCGTTCAGCGCGGGAACTTGGTCCATGTCCTGCGCGCGATTTGTCGATTTGTTACTGTCCTTCATCTTTCACTATCGGTTTAAATGTGGATATTCACTGTTAATTTAACTCGCTTTCACGGCCAGGAGGTCGGCGACGACGGGAAACTTTTCCGCGTGAGGCCATCGCCGCAGACCCGCCTCTAGCCTGTTGTTTTACTTTATTTATTAACTTTTTGATTATGGTCCTCACGCGGCACAATCAATTTAATGCTGCAAATATAGCAAATAATTCTATACTAAGGAAATTTTTACCTCACTTTTTCGTGACTTTTTGCTTAAAGTCCAGTCCCGAGAAGTCAGGCTTGATGATGCAGCGTTGTCCCCAGACATTGACGTAGAGCATGTGGCCATAGAACGTGCCCATGCGTTCCCATCGTCTCATACCGTCATTGTAGGCGTTCAGATCCACGGCGCCGACTTCTTCGGCCACCTCGTTGCCAGTGCGGCGCATATCCGTCCAGGTGCATTCGAGGCGCTTCAAGAGTCTCACGCCCTTCCTTAGCTCGAACGTCCTTAATTCGCTACGGCTCATACCGCATCACCTCCTTCCTGCTCGTTAACGATTTCTCCGTCGCTGAAGCTCACGATCCTCTTGACGGGCGACACCATGAGCGAGATTGCGGTGTGTCCGCTCTCGATCTGGGCTCTCTCTGGGCTGCCGCTGTAGATCGTAATTGAAGCATTGAATCTTTTCACGATGAGAGGACGGGTTCGAGGGTACTTCTTGTCCAGCTCGGCGCATTTCTTCGAGAGATACTCTGTCAGGCTCAAGAACGGGGTGGAACCCGTCACCAGGGCACGCTCAAGGTCGTCAACGAGCCGGTGCACATCCTTGATTTTCTCATTCTTGGGTTTGTAATGAGTAATTGAGTGAATAAACCATCCTGCGCTCATAGTTCACCTCCTTTCCTGTGGATATCGATGGCACTCATGGCTGCGAAGTGGAGTACCCAGGCGATGCACCAGGTGGCAGGATCTCCAGCCTGGCCATCGCTGATGAGCCAGCCCATGAGGCTGATAAAGGCGCACATCGCCAGCAGCGTGTTGATAGATTGTGACGTTAAGAACTTCAGCAGCATCTGGACCGCTGCTGTGGCCAGTGCCCCGATGGGCACACTCTCGGATCGCTTCAATGAAATCTCTTCCATTACATCATGTAGTTTAGCGGTTATAGGCAAGGAAACGGCTGCCATTATCCCGTCGCTAAACTACATGATGTAATACCCCGAGGAGCATATATCATTGGATAAGGCAGCCGTATAAAAGAGGCTGGTTTGGGCCATAAAAAAAGCCCACCGCTATGTGTCGTTGAGCAGATCCGTTGCTCGGCGGGGTTGACATACAACCATGTAGTTTAGCTGTGGCAAAGGTATATCGAAAAAAAATATCCCGCCAAATTTTTGACAGGAAATTTTCAAAAATATGCTGTAAAACATATTTTTTGTCACTCTGATTTTAAGTGAATGCCTTCTTTGACTTCTTCGTCGCTAGTGACGGTTTTAGTTAAAATGTAGTGATAAACAGAACCATTACCACCCATGCCCTTGGACTCAGTTATTGCATAGGTGGAATGAAGCGTCCAGCCGTATTGCGCCAAGTAGTTCACCGCATCCATCATGCTGTTAAACTCCATCTTCTTGCCCTGTTCATCCACAAGGGTACGTTGGTTTTTCTGCCCTGTCCAGCTGACCTTCTGGCCGAAGTCAATCTCGATTTTAACTTTGGTACCAGTTAAGTTGCCTGTACCAACAATCTCACAATAAGCCTGGTGAGGCTCTCCTGCCCAAACGGCAACACTGACCACCAAAAAAGCGGCAATAAGCAAAATTTTCTTCATGTACTTAGTTATATTAGATGTTAATAAATATAATATCACTCCACAAAGATATAACATTTTATTATAGTGATACAGCGCATATTGTAAATGTACAACATGTTTTGACGGAAAAATGTCAAAACATGCTGTAAAACATAAAAATCACACACACCAAGCAGGCTTGAATCGGCTTAATTTGCAATTTTTGGCACATTTAAGCTGGATGCTTTATCTGGTCACGACCCATTTGCGCCAAATGGTTAAGGAAAGAAAGATATTCAGGAGCGGTTGAACCTGCCTCTACGATTTGACCGTCTATATAGAGTTGGATTTCTGCATGATAATTCTTCCCTGTTGGTTGTATTTCTATAGCGATTTCTTTCTTTGTCTTGATATTAATTGCGCGAACCAAACCAGCAATAAGGCGGACTGTACCATGAAACACATCTTGACGGTCCCTGGGTTTGTCCTTGAGCCATTCAAGAAATTTATCCCATCCGGGAATTGCTGGTCTGACTACAGATATGCCAGTCTCTGGTTCCCCTTTTATAATTGCCAACTGAAATGCTGACGGAGACAGGTAGCCCTCCTCATCAAAGAATGACGGGGAATATATCGCCCTTAATAAGGTTTCATCATCTTCGACGTGTGTGAGTTTCTTGTCAGCCATTCGCAATCTGGTCCATCAGGCTAGAGATCTGCGCTCCGTTATATGCAAGGTTTTCCTCTCCTTCGAGTGATGTGTCGTTCTCGATAAAGTAGGAGAAAACATCAGTGTTGACAACGATGCCAGCACTCACATTCTTCCCTTTATAATTTATAAATATATCACCGTTAACACCTGGAGCAATCTGCCATAAAGAGAAGTTCCACAGCCGTTGGCGGGTGGCAATATCTTTAACGTTTTCAATGGTTTGGGGATAAACGGGTCGAGCGCCACGGCCATCCCAGTCATCACTGAGTTGTGAGATCTTATTTAAAATGCTCTGAACTTTAAACATGAAAATTTCACTTATTGAAATATCCGTTAATTTAAGATCTCCTAAACTATCGGAATATTCTGGTGATCTGGCATTCGTTTCTAACATGGATGATTCTACAACATCCTGCTCGACAAAGTTTGTCAATATAGGAGCACAGGCTGGTGCTTGTATTGACAACGTCAATTCTGCCAACACGAGACATTTGATTGGCATGTCAATTCTGATTGATGCTGTCGATCTTTCCATAATTATTCTGAGATGATCTTTTTAAAATACTTATTATCGATCAAATCTTCAGAATGACTGAATAACTGAATCAGTTCTTCTTTGGATGGTAGAGCCATTCCGGCGCGTTCATGATGGTGGTTTACTGAAACATACAATCCATCAGAAACCCCGTTGCGAGGTTCAATCTCGAAATTCATGGATTCATCAGCGCTCTCAACAAACTTGAAGGATAATTTCGTGCACAGGTTGCCTGTTGGATTAATATCTATTGAAGAATTAATAAATTTTTTCCACATCCACTCAGCAGCGCCCATCCCTAAATCCAAGAATTCATATTCACTGTTGACGCCATAAGCACTGTACTGAACAGTTGAACAGCTAATATCCGGCAATTTAAAGAACTTCTCAACATAGTTTGCAAGATCTTCAGCTTTTTCCGCCCTGAACATGATTCTCGTTAGATTGATGACAATAGCTGAAGATGGTTGGCTCTTTGACGCAATCAAATAGCCGCTTGGCGTCATGGCTTGATAAAGTTCGACATTCTTACCAAACAGTTCCTTACAAGAATCACTGCTGGGCACAGGTATCGTCGACAATTGTTGAGCAAACACTGCGACAAATGCAACGCTGATGCGATTCTTTTCCATATTCTAAGGGTTTTAGGTTGTTGTTAGTCAGTAAAAATCACTAAGTCTGATCAGTGGAAGAGGGAGCAATCCGAATTTCTTTTGTGCAAAATTAATTCCAAAATTAAGAATAAACAAATTACTACTGCTAAATTTACTGAAATAGAGTAAAATTACACTCGGATAGTATATTCACAAAATGACGAAATAGCGCCCCGTGACTTGACGGGACGCCGGCAGCCTGCGAAATGGTCGCAAGGTGTCAAATCAAACGAGACGCAGGCTATGTTAATTCACGGGGGCGAAGTCCACCTTACTCAGTTCGCCGCCGAAACGGTTGAGTGCCTTCTGGATCTTCTCGACAGTCTTGGCGCTCGGATGGCGGCGCCCGGTCACATAATGCGATAACTGGCCTTGGGCAACGCCAGTGATGCGCGATAAGCCTGCCAACGTCAACAGACCCTTGTAGTACTGCAGGAACGACGGCACGTCATAGCTGAAGACAAACTCCACCTCCTCAAACGGCTTGCCCTCATCCGCATAGTATTCTTTCATCTCCTGATAGGCCGCATTAAAGTCATCGACTACTTCGGCCACGGTATCGCCAACACCGCTCACGCCATAGTCCAAACCGTCATCATCGGGCATATAGGCACCATAGCCGCCATCATTGCCTCGCTCTATAAAAACTCTAACCTTCTTCATAATATCTACTGTTTAATGATTATCTTGTTTAGTAACACGGGGAAATCGGGGTTATTGCAACCCCGAATCCCGCTTGATTGACTTTAGTGTTCCCGGCTTAACCTCTTCTGAAAGGTGGTTGCTTGTTGTGAACGTCTTGCCGGTAATCGGGCTATACCATAGCGGGTGGCCAGCCCTTTGTTTTTTCAGCTTCTCGCAACCGATGGCGAGCAGCTTTCTGTGTAGTTCGTTGTACTTCATATCTCTCTCGTTTAATTTGACACTGCAAAGTTAATGATATTATTTTTAATATCAAAATATTTCGGCAACTATTTTCAAAAAAAGTGATTTTTACCGCCTTTTTTGCTCGAAAACGTCCAATTTGCGTCCAAAAATCGTCAAAAAACGTCCAATTTGCGTCCAAAAATGCACGTTTACCACCCCAAAAAACGCATTTTTGGGGATGAAATTTTGAGGTCATTGCACCTAATGCGCTGATAATCAAGAAAACTTTTTGAAAAAATCAAAAAACTATTTGTTTCATCACGCTCCGAAGTGCCGAACCGCTCAGAATCGCAAAGGCAATTACCACCCCTCTCGATGGTGAAATGTGACCCATCGGCGGATTGTAACCAGTAACCGCCGGCCGTGATCGTGACGGTGAGGTGATTCTTTCAAGTGATTGAAGAATTAGAAAGAAATAACCCTGCCGGGTCTCACGACAGGGCAGGGCAAAGAAAGGATGGTGAACAAACCACACTGTGAATTCTAGGTTATTATTTCTTTTTTCTACGGTCGGCCATGAAGCGGTCCACAAACGAATCGGTGGGCACCTGAGGCGCACCCTTGAGGGCCTGCAGCCAGCGGCGCCGCATCATCAGGTACTTGAACGCGTCACTGAAGTTGGTGGACAGCATCGGCAGCTTCTTGGGTTCGAGCTTCTCGCTGCGCTTCACCTTGGCCACGATCTTGACATTGCCCCGGTACTTGACCTCAGCCTTGGCCAACTCGATGCTACTTACGAGCTCGCGACAGTTCACCGCATCGACAAGCAACGAGGGCAGCATCTTGTTGTCACCACCCATCAGTTCCTGCATGAAGGAGTACTCGGCTGCCTGGCGAATCGTTGCCTGGTGGCGGCTCATCAGGTTGACGGTCCATCCTGTGCGATGCCCTGCAGCATCATACTCGATAGCCTGCTTGATCTTGCTGGCATGATCCTCGCCCTGGCGCTGGTAGTTATTGCCGGCACGGTCATAGTACAGGTTGAGTTCCCGGCATTGGTGGTAGCGGAAGAAGTCCAGGAACTGGTCGGCCAACTCACGGAACCAGCGCGGCGGGATCTCGAACAGGTTCTTATGGATACGGTAGGTTTTGCCGTCCTGTTGGCCAATGACCAGCGACAGCATGTTACCGAAGTCCATACCCCCATCGATGGGCTCATTGGCATCCAGGTAACGCAGCTCACGCGAATAGTAGGCAGCCTCACCACTCACGGTGCCGTCGGTGTACTTGTGGCGCTCGCTGAACTGAACATAGAAGCGCAGATCCTTGCGCAAGCCTGGACGCATACCCAGCACGCTCTTCAGGAACTCGTGCAGTTCCAGGGTACCGTTATATAGGCGCTCGATATATTCGGGCGTCAGGATCTCGATGTTTACCAGGCTAGAGGTGTTGATGAAGAAGGTCTGACTACGCCTGAGTTTCAACAGGGCTCGGTCATAGTAGGCTACCTTCTTGGCCAGGCGTTTGACCTTGGCAGCATCGGGAACTTTCTTGTGGCGCTCATTCACCAGCTGGGTCAGCAGCTCGTTGCGGATGGCGGCAGCCTGGATAATCAGCTCAATGCGGTCAGGGTCCATCTCCCCGGCATAACGGAAGAACCAGTCAAACTCCCCCTCGTTGACGTCTGGCATATCGGTGGTGATGGTGATGCCCAGGAACAGGTGGCTTCGACCATAGGTAATGGCATCACCACGCAGGATGGGCATCGCACGGTTCACCTTGGCCTCCTTGGCATACTTTGCCTCGTCAAAGAACAGGTGAATCACACTCTTACCCGCTAGCAGACTAGGATTGTCCAGCGAGCCCAAAAATAGCACAGAGCCGTTAAAGAAGGAATACACATACCTGTAGTCATCCACGATCACGCTGCAGCGGCGCCGCCAGTCATCGGGCGGGCGCACACCTTTAATGTAATGCACCCCCTCGATCATGCCCATCAGCTTGAGGCCGTTCTGCACAGCCGGCATGATGTTATTGGTCAGGTTACTATAGGTGTTGGCCACAAAGGCGAATGCTCCGCCCGGCATGTCATACACGCAACGATACAGGCGTCGCGCTTGGATGACCGTCGATTTGGCGGTACCACGTCCGCACACGGCCACAAAGACCGTCGTGTCCACCCAGTCGGTGAGCACCTGCAGCGTGTGGCCAAACTTCACACCGATGTCATCGGTCGCCCTCGCTTTGCTCGCTAAATTCCTCGATGTCATGCAACATGCGTTTCTTGAGGTTGAACGTGCTGATGTTGGCATCCTCCTTCACCGATTCGCGCACGAGCTCGGGCACCTCAGGGATAGAATCGATGAGCTGCTCCACACGACGGCGGTCGGTTGCCGGCAGACCCAGGTCACGACGGCTGGTGGTGTAGATGACCGTCTGCTGCTGGTTAAGCAGTTCCTCAGGAACACCAGGTGCTTCCTGGTCGAAGCAGCCTCGCAGCTCGGCGGCCAGCTTCATGTAGCGTAAAGCTGTCTTTGCCTCACCTTGAGCAAAAAGCAGGTTGGCCCAGTTCTCCAAGCGCTCAGCGTAGAAGTTGCTCCAGGCGCGGGGTCGCACCTCATCCTGGGAATAAAAGAAATTGAGTGAATCGGCATACACCCGGCGTGCCATGTAGTCGCTCAGGCCGTAGGGCTCACTCTTGAGCAGGCGGATGATGCCGGCTTTGGTGACGACCTTGTTGTTGAACTTGAGGCGGGCACGCAGACCCCTCACCAGTTCCATCAAGTCGTAGTAACGGCGCTCGGCCTCAGGCAGAGCGTCAAGCGAGCCGGTACTAAGCACCTGCTCGATGAGCGCCATGTCAATGCTATCGAAGTCGATGCGGGCCAGCGCCTTGGTCTCTTGATTACTGGTAGATGGTAAGTTCATCGTCGTCCATTTGGTCTAATAGGTTGGTGAACTGGTTGCGACGCAGCGCCTTCTGCAGTTCGGCAAAGGCATCCACATCACCTTTAGAGGCAGCACTTTGTAGGCTCATCTGCGGCAAGGCTGCCGTCTCGATGACTCCCTGGCGGATGAGTGCCGCCACCGATGTCCCAGGTGTGGCAGCATCACGCTGGAACATCAGCGACTCGGCACGGTCGAGCTTCAGGGCCGCCGACATCTGGGCGGGGCTGTATCCTAGCGCCGCCAGTTGCCTGATATATTCGGCCTGGTCTTCGGTCGGGATGAACAGGTCAGCCGGTAACAGTTCACTCTTCGCCATGGATGATGTTGTTGGTTTCGTCGATCTGAGCGCTCAGGGCATCGCGCCGCTCACGCAGCATGATGACCTGCTTGCCCACCTCCGAACGGTCGCAAGGGTGCGATGATCGGCGGTTAATCTCATTCCATCGCTGCAGTTGGGCATTTACCCGGTCACGCTCAGCAATCAATTTTTTTTTCGCTTCTCCAATTCTTCGCGCAGGGCAGTACTCTTGGCCTCCCACTTGGCCAGGGCCTCACGGGCTGCTGTGATTTTCTCCTCATCCTTGGCTTTCTCGGCTTCCTTGAGGCGCTTGCGCTGCTTACTGGTGTTTGCCTGGGCGCTGCTATAGCGGCGCGTCAGTTCCAGGTCATCCAGGGCAGCAATGTCCTGAGCCTCCTTCAGAGCACGAAGCTTGGCACACTTTCCCAGCACCTCGCCGTGTTCCTGGTAATACTCCAGCTCTTCCCACATCTCGCGGTTCGCCAGGTAGTTCTCCACGCACTCCTCAGCAAGGCGGGCAGCCTCAGCCAGGTCGGCATCGTCGGGCATCGCTGCCAGCTTGGCGTGGGCGTCCTTGTATTTGCCCAGGGCCGTGAACATGTCGCTCACCAGCACCTTCAGCTCATCAGGACAATCCGGCTTGTCCAGGAACTTGAACTTCTCCCTGAAGCGGATCATCTTCTTTACCGTCGGCGACGCCTCAACAGCTGCAGGCTTGGTTTCGGTTTTCTCCGGCTCCATGGTTTTCCCAGTCCCCTGCGAGGCGGTGCGCTTGAGCTGTGACAACTCGGTTGCACTCAAGCCTGCCAGTTTGCGCAGTTCCTCGATGAGCGTCACCCTCAAGTCGGCCGTCTCCATGCGGTGCATGAACGTCTTACGCAGCATCAGGTTGTGGCCATACTTCAGATACAGGGCAACGCCCGCCGCCCATGGGCGGGGACCCTTCAAGTAATTGATAATCTCTTTTCTCATGACTTTAGTCTTTTGATTTGATATCCTGGCACAAAGTTACACTCCGGTAATTACCACCCAAAAGACAAAAAAAAGCCGCCCGGAGGCGGCTGGTTCCCTGCACGAAAGCAGGGCGTTGTATCTCAAGCAGGTTACCTGTTTATTTCGGAACCGAAATCCTTTGCATGAAGCATTTTCCATTATGATTCTCAACGATCTTGGAAACATTGACCATGTCAATAAGAATCATATAGCAATGATGGAGGCTCAAAACGCTGTCTTGAAGATTCTGGTCTTTTTCCAAGTCAACTACATTAAGACCAGCTCTTCTACAATCGTCTTTCGACAGGTGGCGTGAATGCGAGTAACTGTTGTTGTGGTCCAGGAACGTTTCCTTAATGAGATCGATGTCCACCTCTGGATTCACTTCCTGAATCCATTTTGTTGCCAGGGTCTCAGACCACTTCAACGCGTCACCACATGCCGTTAAGAAAGTGGGGTTAAGTTTCCCGATGATACATTGCCACAGACCCAAGGATGCCGGGTTGCGTTGCACCTCGACAACAGCCCTGTTGAACTCATCAATAACAGCCTGGCAGGCGACACCGCCCATTTGAGGATCGATGGGGCCCAGCGAAGATTGGTTGCCCATGATGATCTCTTTGCATGACATCGCTATCATCGTTCCTGCTGACATACTGATTTGAGGCACAATCGCACGGATGTCATTGTTGAACATTTTCTTTAGATAGGTGACGATACTTTCAGTCGCAGCGATATCGCCACCAGGAGTGTGCAGAATCAAGTCCAAACCTTTAGAGCGATCCATCTGATGAACCGCATTCATGAACGCGTTCTTGTCATTGTCATTGATGTCAATATTCGGAGCTTGATTGTATTTCAACCAACCAGAATAGTAGGTAATGACATTCCTCCCTGTGATTCCTGAGACTTGCTTCAAATACTCATGCCTCAATTCGCTCAATTTTACTAACGGCTCCTTATGGGCATTGACCTGATCTAAAATATCGCTCCAACCTGGCATTATTTAACGCTTAAAATTTGTTCTACATTTGAATAGGTATGAACCTCATATTTTGAGTGGTCATACAAAGAAAACAACTCAAAAGGGTGTTGCACATCAGTGGAAATACCCTTGTCTAGAGGATCTATACCCATAAACTGACAGAAACGGTCACTCAATGAGGGTTCCCGATCATCTGCCACTGGCGCATAGTTCTTATTCGTGTTATTCGTGTCCACTACTAAATCAGTTATCCTGTTAATGAAAGGTATTTTGGTGCTGCAAAGATAATGCCATCATTCTAAATATTAAAATAAATACTGCCAAATTTACTGAAATAGAGTAAAATTACACTCGGATAGTATATTCACAACAGAAATGACAAACAAGCAAAAAATGAGGGCGCGCTGGTGATGAGCACGCCCCGGGGTTATCCGCTCGTAACAGATACCATATTACTTCAACTCAACAGTGATCGCTTTTCCGCAATGAGGACAAACAAGCGGGGAAACATCCATGTTTGACGGGTCTTCTGGAGCATCATCGAGGAGCGTCCATGCCGGTACATCAATTGCGGATGCAATGCGCTGCAATGTGGCTGTACTCACACTGTCGCGGTTAATGGTCTGCTTAATGCTTTGCTCTGATAGCCCCATCCTGGATGCCAGCTCGGCATAAGTTACCCCCTTGGATTTCAGTATATGTTTGATTCTTTCCATGTTTCTTAATTTTATCGCAAATATACGTTAAATTCCTTTTCGTATAGATTTTTATATACTAATTAATGTTAAAGCGGTAACTTTTTTATACTAAATTGTTTGTGTAGTATAAATTTATATATACCTTTGCAGCGCTTACAACATCAGTGTCGCATTTGCGCCAATTTATTTTTCATGGAAGGGTAGCTTTAGCCCAATTCCGTTGCTACGAAAAAGCCGCAACCTGGTTACAGGAAGCGGCTTTTTTGTCGGGATATGTAGGGGACTAAGCCTCGTAGCGGCTCTGCTCGATCCACACGATGGCGTGTTCGCCATCTGCAGCCTTCTTGAAGGCCTTCAGCGTCAGCAGCGAGCCCTCACTGCCTGTCCACGTCTTGCCCTCCTTCAACAGGATATCGGTGGCAGTAGAAACCGTCGGAGAGGTACCGGCGCAGCCCACCAGTGTCACGATGGCACCATGTGAGCCGCCGGTAATAGTGGCGATGGCAGCCTCGCCACTCTCCAACTGGTAACGGCCGTCGCCACCATAGGTGACGCTCGTTGAGCCACCAGTGACAGTGGCCACAGGCTCACTCAGGGGAACAGTGCCCTCATAGATGGCAATGTCGTCGCCCTTCATTGCCTGGGTCAGCGTCATCTCGTTCATGTTCTGCTCGTTGTTGCCCGTGTAGGACGAAGTGAGCCTCATCGGGTTACAGGGAGAACCCAGCATGTCGGTTGCCTTGCCGCTGCAGTAGCGCACAAAAGCAATGCAGTTGCGGCCCAGCCAGTTGGTCTTGAACTCACGCACCTCACGCTCGTTGCCCGGGTGGTTGAATTTCAACGACGGGGTGTAACCTTCAGCGTCGGGGTCGCCCTCGCTCGCGCTGGTCAGTTCCACAGTGCCGGGAGTCATGTAGATCTCGATGCCATAGGCACCGGGCTTCAGCACCACGTCATCCTCAACGACCACACCGGCCTCGTTGCGGCTGGGGAAAAACGCGATATCGTCAATGTCGATCAGCACCACGCTGTCGCGAGGATTCAGACCCTTGCCGGGAGCGCCGTTAGGGCGCTTAACATCAGCTTTGATATACATAATGATTTATTCTTTTAATGGGTTTAACTATGTGTAAAGCAGGGAGCCTTGCGGCTCCCCGCAATCAGGTTAGCCACGTGCAACCTCGTAGAACTTGTTGTCATCGGCCTTCACAAGCTTGATCCAGTGGCCCTCGCTCAGCGTCATCGCGGCGGTCAGCACGAAGTTGCCGCTGTTGGCGATGGTCGACGCGTTGGTCGAGCCGTTACCGTAGATGGTGTAAACCACACCCTTCACGGCATCATCCAGGGCGGTGATCGCTGTGGTCTGGGTGTTGGCGTTGGTCACAAAGGTGTCAGCGCCGTCAACACTCGGCGTCGTGTCGTTGGCGTCAAACTGGAACGCGTCGCTCGACGATGTGCCGCGCTCGATCTCGATGAACTTGCCGTCACTGCGCTTCATCAGCTTGATCCAGTCGCCCTCGCTGGGATTCCAGGCGGCGCTCAGGAGCGAGAACTTGCCGCTCTTGGCGATGGTCACGCCGGCATCGGTGCTGCCGCACTTCAGCGTGATGACCTTGCCCACCTGGGCGTTTTCGATGTCGGTGATGGCCAGCGTAGAGCTGTTGGCCACCGTCATGATGCTGGTGTGCAGCGTCGCATTGGGCTGCTGGTCAGGCTCAGCCTGTACAAAGTAGCTGTCAGGGCGGTCATACTCGTTACACCAGATCAGCTGGCGTGAGCCGTCCATCTGGCTCTTGTCGGTGTACTTGAAGCCGACAGCACGGGCCCAGATCGACTCCTTCCAGTTGCTCCATACCTTGAGGGTCCAGTCCTGCTGCTCGAGCGAGAAGCGGGTCATCTCACCGCTCAGGTGCTCAAAGGTGTGGATGTTGCCGTCAAGAGTCCAGATCAAGCGCTGGTGGTTGTCGGCGTTGGGAACCGACACGATGCGCACGCTGGGATACTCCTTGACATACATGATGTCGGCGGTGTAGTCCTGGTTGGTGCCGTAGTGCGCCTCGTTGTACTTGTGGTACCACACGATCATGTGGCTAGGCATGTACAGGCGCAGGTTGCCGCTGTCGCGAACTACGGCGGGAATCTGGCTCGTCATCTGGTAGATCTTCTCACCGATGTTGCCCACGTTCAGCTCGCCGCCGATGAAGGGCTTGATCTGATAGACGGTGTTGCCGTTGTTCACGTCAACAAAGCCGTCAACCTTCTTGCGGATGAACTCATACAGACCATCGGCGGCCTCCATGGCACGACCGGGGGTGTTCAGGTCGGGATCCTTGCGCACGCCGTTGATGCGGCGCTGCTCACGCTCGTTGTGCAGCTTCTTGGCGGTCTCGGCAAGCAGGTACTCGATAAACGACCACTTGATGGGGTTCGAGCCTTCCATGTTCAGCGAGCCGATCCAGATGCGCTCCAGCTCCTTGAGGTTGGTGAACTTGTGGGCGAACATCACGCTGTACATGCGCAGCGTCTCGTTATCGAACTCGTAGTTGCCCTTCACTACCTGGTCGAAGTCACTGGCAGTGTTGTCGGCCTGCGAGAACTCGCCCAGCCATACGTTAACCAGCGTAGCCAGATCCTGGTAGCCGCTCTCCAGCGGGAAGATGCGCTCCAGACTCGGCAAGGTCATCAGCAGCGACTGCAGGCGGTCCTGCCAGGGGACACGGTAGAACGCGCCCAAGTCGGCCTGCAATCTCGAGTAGTCGGTGCTCGATGCCATGGGAGCCGATACCATGATGCCATGACGGGCAAGCAGCGCGGCACGCGCACGCTGGTTATAGGCACTCTCCATCGAGTACATCTCGCCCTCCATGCCGCCCAGCTGGCGCTCATCGTCCAGATTGAAAGCCTGAGCGGGAGCAGCATTCGAGTGCTGGGCACCCTCGCCGGGATCGCGCTCGGCTGCATCGGTCAGTGCTGTGATGCGGGCCTTCAGTTCCTCAATCTCACGCGTCTTAGCCTCAATAGTTGCCTGAGCGGTGGCCTTGTCGGCCTGCAGGGCGGTCAGCTCGTTCTGCGAGGCAGCGAGTCTGGTGGCATTCTGCGACAGCAAGCCGCGCAAGGTGGCCAGCTGCACATTATCCGGACTCTCGACACCATCACCATCGCCCTCACCCTTGAAGTCATCGGCCAGGGCCTTAGTGAAGCCGGTAAGAAACTCCTCGCTGAAGCCCATCGTCTTCAACTTCGCGATCTCCTCATCGGTCACCGTCTGCGTGCCACGCTCATCCTTGTGCCACTCGTTCAAGCCGAGCAGCGCCAGGATCGTGGCAGCGAAAACTTTGAATTTGTTCATTTTGATGATTTTTAAATTGTTTATAAAACTATTAATTAACTCGCTTGGTATATATTAAGCAGATTACAATCCACTTAACTGATTGGCTTGATTGGCTATCGCGCGTCCCAGCACCCATGTCACGGCATCCTGCAAGGTGCCCAGCTCGTCAACATAACCCAGTTCTAAAGCTTCAGCACCAGTGAAGATTTGGCCACGGAACAACGGCAACTCGGGATCATACTCCACGCCCAGGTTATCAGCTACTGTCTGGGCAAACACCTCATGCAGCCGCTCCAGCTGCTGCTTGATCGGTTCCTCATCACCCTTCTCCTCCAGCGCGCGGTATTCGTGGTTCTTCAGGTCGGCACTGTCCGGGTAGATGTCGCGCACGTCAATGCCGTTCTTCTCAAAATACTTCTTCCAGCTCGCCCATGTCACCATCACACCCACGCTCCCAACCTCACACAATGGTGAGGCGATGAAAATGCGGTCCGCAGCTGTCCCGATCCAGAAGTGGGCACTTGCCATCGTTCCCGCAACAAACGTCGCAACAGGCTTGGTCATCTCCTTGATGGTAGAGGCCACGACGTCCACATGGGACACCATTCCTCCTGGGCCGTTTATCCAGAGCACCACGCCGCAGATCTTGTCATTCTGTTCTGCCATCCACAGCCAGCGTTCCAGTGCAAACGTGTTCCAGCTGTAGAGCACGCCTTCAAGTTCGATGACGGCCACGCTGCCCTCAGGCAACGTCTCATCGTCAAGTTCCCAGCGGCTTGCAAGATAGGTGGGATCTGTGGCATAGGACTTGATTACGCTTTTATGGAGTTGGGATTCAGCCTGGTCAATATTACCTTGCATGATGCAAGGCAGCAGCAATGCGCTCAACGCCTCAAAATCCTTCGGCGTGATAGACCAGGATCCAGTGAATACTTCCTGCAATAACTTCATCTCGTGTAACTTTTTACCGCAAAGCTACACCATTATATAAAAGTCGAAAAAGACTTGACCGACATGTCACTCCTTCAGATACGGGTTAGGCTCCAGCCCGCGACACTCCAGCTGGCACTCATACAACCCACCCGCAATCGAATAAGTGAGCACCATTGGCCAGTCAAGCGATCCTGCAACACGATTCTTGCCATGTTCATCAACATAGATCGCGATAATCTGAGTCGCTGACAGAGCCTGTAGAAGTTCAGTCCGGGACTGCGACACCTGTCCTAACCTAAAGGCTATCAACTTGTGAAACAGGCCATCTTCGGCAGTATCGCTCGGGACCACCGTTCCTGGAACCGCATCCAGCTCAATACCCAAGTCGAATGAAAGCATATACACTCCGCCTTGAAGCACACCCATTGAAAACACCTTCGATGCGTCAAGAACACGCAGACTATGAGCACCGCTCACGATAAGATTCTTGTTGTCAATCGCTTCCATAATCTAACTATTTAATAATCAACCATTCAGCATTTTTACTGCAAAAAAAGGACAAAACGCCCCATTGGGTAGGTTATTTTCTGTCCCTGGAATTACCTTTTTTGTACCCCCTTTTTATCGTCCGGCGTTGGGCGTCACGCCATCGCTGGTAATTCTTCAACAACGCATCCTCAGTGATACTCTGCAAGTCATAACGACGCATGAACACATACACACTCTCAGTGAACTTGATGCCACGCAGGTGCTTCGCCTCGTCCAGCGTGTCGTGCAACTCTGCCCACATCATCACCCGCATCCTACGCTCCAGGATCTTCACACTGTCACCGGAAAACCAATTGTACGTTTCCGGTGATTTCCCGCCGCGCTGATTCGCGTCTCGACGATCGGGCAAGCAGAACGTCAGGTTGCCATGATCACGGCCTGCAGATTTAGGACGACGCTCCATCAGGTCATAGATCGTAACATAGATGTCAGACCCTGGCGGGAAGTGAACCGCACGATGGCTCTCATCCCAGAACTTGCCACGGATGTATTCCGCCACATAAGGTTCTATTTGAATCGTTGCTGTCGTCACGCTTGATAAGATGGGAAATTAGAGGCAAAGTTAGGGAAATTTCCCCTATTTTGGGTTAATTTGTGGTATTATTTTCCATAGACAAGAATAAGAATCCCGAGCCTCAGTTATTTTTTGTCAAAAAACTTTGCAACTTTGCAACCTTGTAACAACGCCACCTAAACCTTTGAAACTCTGTAACTTTATAACCGTTACACTTTTTGCACCCCTTTCTGTAACCTCATTTCAACTTTGCAACCCGGCGCCCAGCACGCCCGTTTTGCCCCCCTCCAAGCCTGCTGTTACAACTCCGCGATTTTTTATAACCCTTTGTAACCTCTACTTGTAACCTTTTTGTATCTTTTCAATATCTTGTTTATCAACGCCTTTTGAAAAAAACGAACAGACGTTATAAAGTTACAAATATTTCGGACTAAATTAGAAGGTGGGGAATGGGGAGGTCTCGGCGCCTCGAGGGCAAAAAAGTAAGCCGGTCGACCACAATGGCCCCGGCTTACCACCTGAAGCAAACCAAACCCGGCTAGCGTCTGATATCGCTGTCGCCTATTCCTTAAAAGTTACCTATCTCGCTCCATAAGAGTTACCTCATGCCACCCCATCGCTAATAAGGTGCCTGGCTGTCCTGTTCGCCATCGTCATCCCACAAGGGCAACTCCTGAGGCTCTGGCTTCGGCTTCGGATCATCCCACAGCGGAGTGTCATCCTCCTTCTTGATCTCAGCACCTACGCCCTGCAGATAAATCATGTCCTTGGCAATACCCTCCACCTTCCTGACAATGCGACGGCCCTTGGCATTACACATCTCCAGCGGGTTCAAGTCTTCAACATAGGGGCACAACGCAACAAACGCCTTCAGCGACTTCGTGAACTTCTGCATCGTGATCTTGTTCACGCCGGCAAACATCTTATAGGCCATGAACGCGTCCTCGCGCACTATTTCTTTATTGATGTTACCACTGGTCTCTGAGAAATAGAAATTAGCCCAATCCTCGAAGTTGGCACCCATGTCAGCTTTCCATTTGCGCTTCACGATGTTGCCCATGGGCGGCAGGATCTTGATACTCTCGCTGGCCAACGACAGGTAGAACTGGGTGCACTGGAGGAAGAAATTGATGTCCTGGTTCCATTCTTCTTCAGTGTAGTCCTGACCGAACAGATCCTTTCCGAAGTCATCACGCACGCCACGACTCTCCTGGTAGTCATTGACCTCGGTCTGGATGTGATAGTAGTCGCCGAACACCATGTACAACAGCCTGGCATCAGTCGATGGGTCAAAGTTGTAAGGCACATAGTTCGTCGAAAAAGCCAACTTGGGACTGTCCTTGAACGGAATATTGTACGACTGGGAGTATTTCGGGTTCACGGTCATCTCGCTCGTGATCAGGTCGTAGAACAACCCGATATTGAGGTAGCGGTCGCAGTCATCGATAAACAGCAAGTCGGTATGACGCGTCACCTGCTCGTTCCAGTGGTTATTGTCCATCAGCTTGGGATTGCGTCCTGACAGCTTCACGCTGTTCAGGAACGTCTTGATAAGGGCAAAAATCAGTGACTTTCCACTTCGACCGTTGCACTCGCCCTCGTCATCAATCTTGTTGTCCATGGCATAAGGAGCCCAAGCCCTCGAAGGTGATTTGAAACGGTGAAGCGTGTAGCCTATCGAGAAAATCTTGTTAATCAGATTCTGCTTCTGCTCGGCAATCTGGTCAGCGTCTAGGTTAGGCCCCTCGATGTCAAACTTGTGCTCACGCCGGTACTCGGCAGCCTCTTCATCGCTCAAGTTCTCCAGACTCTTCTCCAATTCCTCGCGCCAGTAGATGCGGCTGCTGTTGATGATATAGTCAAACACCTTCGACGACCTTGAATTCACCTTAATGTCAAAGCGGGGACCGTTCAGCGTTTCCTCCCTGGTGATGTTGAACAGAGGCGGGAGCAGCTTCACGCGGTGAGGCAGAACGTTCTTGGACCATACATAGTGGTTCAGGTCGGTGCTGGTTCCGCGATGTTCACGGATGCCAGAACCTGTAACTTCCATACTCGAACCCTCAAAAAAGAAAATCTGGCTGTTGGCGGTGTAATTAGTGAAGTCAAGCTCAATCTTGCCCATATTGTCAAGAACGATATCGCTCAACCGTGTCGTTGTCATCAGCACGTTACGCAGCTCGCGAGGCAGGAAATTTTCCTCAGCCCACTGGTGGATGAAGTCACGGATCTCACTCGTCTTCACCTCAGTCACTACGTTTCCCACAATCCGGACATATTGTGAAGTTCCGGCCATCTGATCATGCAACTTGTAGAAGCCATTCAGTCGCAGAAAATACAACAAACACACCGAGTCCACCGTGTATTCCTTGGCGCCAGTTTTGCCGTTCACCTTTTCAGTCCAGAATTTCGCTGGCAACGCCACTGCTGTCAAATTCTTGAAGTCCTTGTACTCGTGGCGCAGCTCAATCCAGTCACGGAAATCTTTACGGGGTTTGCCGCGCCGGTCACGGTATTGTCCAATCCATTCCGGCAACCACACCGTGTGCACGTCCAGGAAGCGCAATGCCAGCTCAGTTCCCTTAGCTCGACCAGTCGCATCAATATCCGGGATGTTGTACAGCACCTCCACATATTTCATGATCTCACGATATTCATCATCGCTCAGCTTATACGTCTCCGAGTTGAACCAGATCGGGAAATAGCCCAAAGACCGCACGCAGATCGCATCGCGCTCGCCCGAACAGATGAATGCCTCAGGCAGTTTCTTCTCGCGAAATGGCTTGTCCTCGTTCACTGGGTCGCTCTCCCACAACTTGCGCTCGCTCTCATTGTAATCCGCCCAGCGCTGGCGCAGCTCACTTAGGCCGTTAATGTAGTCCTTGGGCTTCACGCCAGGCGGCGTGTAGCTGAAGCGGAACTCCTTCTTGGGGTTGAGCGGTTCATAGATCTTGTAGAAGATAACATCTGACTTGCCATCTTTGCCTTTCTCGACCAGACATTCGCGCATGAATATAGGATAGGTGTCGGTCGAGTGCTTTTTCTTTAGCACGCCGTTCTTGACAGGTAGGCTTACCCATTTGGCCAAGTACCAGTGAAGCGCCTTCATGTGCTCTGCCTTGACACGTGGACCCATCACGGCAAGATGCTCTGCAGTGAAGTCCTGCGAGAGCTCGTAATAGCGTTTGCCTTCGAGTTCGTCTTGGTTGGCTGCGCGTTCGCTGAACTCCGGGCAGTTGACCGATTTGTCGAGCTCATCGGTCACATTGAAGAGACCTGCTAATTTGATAATGGCCTCGCTGAAGCGCAGTCCGTCAACCTCCATGCACACCTCGATGGGGTCGTGTTCCCTGGCGTCATCGCCAAAATCGATGAATTTCCAAACACCGTTTTTCCCCTTGCGCAGCATGGCAGATGCGTCATCCTCGCTCTCGCGGGCCTTAAACTTATTTTTGGTGCCTGCTACCGCCCTGGCTTGAGGGAAGTAGTACAAGAGAATATCAAGGCCGTCACCAGTGGCCTCGTAAAGCATTCTTGGCGTGATCATAACTAGTCGGTTTGGTTAGGTTGGTTGTATCAGGTTTTTGAAAAGATCAGCAAAGAAACGCACAGGGCACAGCACACCAAAAGACCTTTACCCCCCCCATTTTCAGCAAACAGGTGAAGCATATTATACCCTACGCCATAGCCAAGAGACACAAGACGCTTCTCCATCAGCTTTGACCTGCATGCAGGGTCGTCAGGCATATAGCAGTATCGATTGCGGCCTTCAAACCGATAGCCTTTCTTTTTCATGCGGTAGCGCAATCCGTAGATCTTACGTTTCTTGCTTGTATCAATCATAGTTCAATGTAATTGAGTTCGACACCAAGGAATGAACCAGCGGCCTCACGTATCTTATCTGGGCCGTCATTGACCGCAGCAAATAGATCGGTCTCATCGTTGAAATGAATGACACAATGATTGACTCCCTGAGTGACTGAACTGTTATCTACTTGATAAACGGCCCCGCCACATTGTTCAATGGCACCAATTATAACATCGCGCAACCGATAGTCGGGAGCGAACAGCAAAAACGCTAACAGCCATTCACGCTCACGGTTGACCATCTTTATAATGGGGTCATTGCTCTTATTTCTGATAATATAGAAGTACATAACACAAAAAAGCAGCTACCACCCTTTCGCCCAGTAATGGCAGCTGCTAGCGAACGATTAAAAGACAGAATATCCTGCAATATCACTGATTGCTGACTTGTGAAGCTCTGGAATTCTGCATTTGCCGGAGCGCCAATTTCCAAACGTTGCATAGCTGATCATACATCTTTCAAGGATCTTATTGACTACGGCACGATATTCACCATGCGCAACGCTATTAAGAAAAGCAGTCAGTTTCTCTCCATCCAGAAGCGCTTGTTCAGCAGCTTGTGAATTTTTTACCTCATTTTCTTGCATATATTACTATTTAAGTGTAATTTTACGTCACAAAAGTAGAATTATTTTCTCTAGTAAGGTAAATAATTCCTGTTAAAAATTATTAATTTTTTTATTTAATCTTGTGTCAATATGGCTAATTTTCTGTTAATCCGCACTTTGTGCGAAGAGCGCAAAATTACGATGCGCGAATTGGCGCGGCGAATTGGCCGCGACGAGTCAACAATTCAGTCCGCCATTAGGCGTGGAACTACAAACACCAAGACAATCGAAAAGATTGCCGAGGTGTTGGAAGTTCCTGTCGGCTATTTTTTTGACGCTGAGCCTAAGTCCAGTGCAGAAAAAATGAAAACACTGCCAGAGAATGAAGAAACGATCAGCTACTTGAAGCAGATCTTGGCAGAAAAAGAGCGGACGATCAAGATTCTGATGGCCAAACAAGGCCTGTAAGACATCTACCGGGCGATGTCGGCACAAAACCGGCACAAAAAAACGATAAGAGGTTAAGGGCCAATCCCTCAGTGAGTACCGGAGGTACCACATCAAAAACACGAAGCGACCGACTGCCCGCGCAGCCGGCCGTTTTCTTTTGTTGGATATATGGAAAATGAGCCTGCCTGTGCTGAAAATTGAAAAAACTTTTTTACCTTTGCGGGTGTAACCTTTAATCAATGTTTTTATTTACTAATTATTAATTTCTAAACATTCTGATTATGAGACAATTTATCAAAACCACCATCCTGTTGCTGGCCCTCCTGTTGCCCGCACTCGCCTCGGCATTCGACTTCCAGGTCGATGGCATCTGTTATAACATCAACGGCAACGAGGCCACCGTGACTTCCAAAGGTGATTATTATAATATGTATTTTGTTGGGTATTTAGGCGCTGTCGTCATCCCGTCCACCGTCACCCACTATGGAATCACCTACCCGGTAACTGCAATCGATGAAATTGCCTTCTATTGTTGCGAAGGTCTGACCAGCATCGACATCCCCAGCTCGATAACTAAGATCGGTGACTTTGCGTTCGGGAACTGCCCTGCGCTGACCAGCATCGTTGTAGAAAGTGGCAATCCAAGGTATGATTCGCGCAACAACTGCAATGCAATTATATCGACCGCCGATAATACTTTAATTGCTGGCTGCAAGAACACGATGATCCCCAACTCGGTAACTTCAATCGGTGAGAGGGCGTTCGAGGGCTGCCATGGTTTGACCAGCATCGTCATCCCCAACTCGGTGACTGCTATCGGTAACAAAGCGTTCTACAACTGCGATGGTCTGAGCCGCATCATTATTCCTAACTCGGTGACAGTTATCGGTAACAATGTGTTCGAGAACTGCGATGAGTTGGCCGGCATCGTGATAGAAAGTGGCAATCCAAGATATGATTCGCGCGACAATTGCAATGCAATTATTGAGACCGCCGATAATACGTTAATTGTTGGCTGCAAGAACACGACTATCCCCAACTCGGTAACTACAATCGGTAACTTTGCGTTCTGTTACTGCTGGGGGCTGACCAGCATCATTATTCCTAACTCGGTGACTGTTATCGGTAAATGTGCGTTCGAGGGCTGCATAGGACTGACCAGCGTCGAGATCGGCAACTCGGTGACTTCTATCGGTAGATATGCGTTCTACAAATGCCAAGGTCTGACCAGCATCAATATTCCTAACTCGGTGACTGAAATCGGTAACAATGCGTTCTGTTGGTGCGATGGGCTGACCAGCATCGTCATCCCCAACTCGGTGGCTTCTATCGGTAACGAGGCATTCATGAACTGCTGGATGCTGGCAGATGTGTATTGCTACATTGCTGACCTCTCTGGCGTATCGTGCGGGAATGAACAATTCTATAAGGAATATAATGGTGATTACTCGGGCCGTACGCTTCATGTGCTGAAGGGGACGGCTGATGCCTACAGGGCTGATGAGAACTGGTATCCTTATTTCGGTCAGATTGTTGACGACTTGATGCCTGTGCATGGAGACGTTAATGGCGACCGTGAGGTCAATATTGCAGACGTCAATGCCGTCATAGACATGATTCTGGGCGGAAGTGGTAACACCGCTGCTGCCGACGTGAACCGTGATGGCGAAATCAACATCGCCGACATCAATGCTGTCATCGACATCATCCTGAACGGCACCCTGAATTAATGGTTAGAAATTAAATCTTATTGGCATATGTGCCAATGAGATTGACAACAAGAAATACAAGAGACTCAATAATTTAACGTGAGTTCGACGAAAAAAGAGCACTTTAATTCAGTGCGTTAGCAACTGAGGGTGTGTCATAATTGATCTGCTGGATTTATAACCGCCCTTCGGGCGGGAAATTAAAACAAATTTTGTATTAAAATTAGAACAAATAAAATTTTTATTTATTTTTTAAATAATTTGTTTAAATTTCTCGGCCGAAGCTCGATCAATGTTTCAAGCGAAAATTATGACACACCCTTTTTTAGTTGTAATGTATTGTTGTCCCAGGAAAGCCCCGCTGGGGACGAATAAGGCTTAAAGAATGGATGCTGTTGCGCGAATTCAGGTAATTGGTCGCTGAAAGATTTGCCCACTCTCATTTTTATACCTAATTTTGCGGCCTCTATACAATAGAAGCCTAAAAAAATTAAAAACAAAAATGAAAACCAAAACTAAAATGAAAAACTTAATCACATCAGCACTCATGCTGCTGGCAGTACTGTTGCCAGCGACCGCCACCGCCGACCAAGCCTACGACTTTGAAGTGGACGGCATCTACTATGTCATCAATGGTGACGAGGTAACCGTCTCCTGTAAGGAAGTTGGCGAGGATGC